CTTGATGAAGTCCAAGATCTAAAGGATGTGGGCAAATCTCAAGCTCGAACAAATGACTTTTCTCATAAAATCATTCAAAAGATAGCAAAACGCTATCAATCTGCTGTAGATGACCAGGAATTAATACTGTCTGCTCCAAGTTATTGGCGTGTAGAAACAAGACCAAAAGGACACGATTGGCATTATGATGGATGTAAAGAAGAGAATGGAGAGCTGGTAGATAACCATATGGCCTGGTGTCGAATTGGTACATCTGCTTTATTATCTGATCCAGATAGTTTTACAGGCGGAGAGTTAAAGTTTTTAATTGATGATCAAGAAGTGATCGTTCATAACCATTATTTAAGTGGGGTAATGTACTCTGCTGGAAAATATGATAAACCATTAAAGCATAAGGTAGAACCGCACAAAGGTGAAAGAACCGTGCTACTTATGTTTTTTGCAACAAAACCAGTGTCGAAAGACCAACTGAAAGGAAACTAATATGGCTGAAATCAACATAGCGGGAACAACTAACTTAGATGTAACCCCCGAATCCGAAAATTTAAACGTAGGAAACTTTTCTGCAACTCCAGAGGCAACGCCTTTTGAATCAACAGATAGCTACGACAATATTTCTATTCCTGGAGAACTCTTAGGTGAACAGCCTCAAGAGCAATCCACCCAGGAAGAGACTACAGAACAGGCTGAGACTACAGAGTCTACAGAAACAGCAGAAACCCAATCCACAACTGAAGAAAATCAAACTGAAGCAGAGACAGAAGAGCAAACCGATACGGTTAGTACAGAGTCCGAAGATGATTCTGGTGACTCCTTCGTTTACGAAGATCAAGATGGCTCAAAGTTTTCTACTGAAGATATTGAATTGTGGCGAACCGATAGCGTGAACAGACACGAGTGGCAGAAATCTAATACAGAAAAAGCCCAGCAGTTATCTGATCAGCGTAGAGCGGTAGAGCCATTAGTGCAGTTAGTGGACAAATTAAAAGAATCGGGAGAGTTCTCTGAAACGCTAAAAGAAGCGATTGAGGATGAACTTGGAAAAGAAGCGGGGCAACTGTATGAGCAGTCCCTACAGATGGATAATAAGGATCTTCCGAATCCCTATGAATCTGAATTAACAGAGGCAAGGGAAAAACTGGAAACGATGGAATCAGAGCGGGAACTGGAACATTCTATGAATCAATTGCGGTCTACTTATGAGTTAAACGATACCCAAGTCCAGGAAGTATTGGACTTTGCGGTGTCTAACTATGAAAAGACTGATCGAGTATTGACCTTAGAAGAGGCTTATAAGGTAATGAACTTTAATAAAGCTCCAGCCCCAGAACCCAAACCAAAGCCATCAGTGCCAGTCAATGTAAAGAAGAATGTCGGTATCAAGGCAGATACAAATAAAAAACCATCTACCTATGAGGATATTGACGTGGCTTCATTTTTTAATAATCAATAGAATAAGGAGACATATAAATGTCTAATATAGTTGTAAGCGGAACAGGATCCGCATCATTATCTGCCCTTATTCAGCAGTATTATATGCCAGTTTTGTATGATAATATCTTTAAGAAATCTCATCCATTACTTGCAATACTGAAGGGCAAAGCAAAGACCTTTAATGGTCGTGAAATCGTAGTACCAGTAGAATCTGCCGATGGCGGAGCTTCTGTCTGGGGTGATAGACACGGGATTGCTAACAGTGGTTCACCAGCGGGTGGATATGTACCAGCATTAGCCGATATCGCACAAACTGCATCATATAAGCCAACAATGTTAACTGGTCACTTTCTTTTAACAAAAGAAGAGACTTTGTTAATGAATAGTCCACAGGCTATTAAAAACATAGTTGGTGCAAAAGTAAAGAACCTTCAAAAAGGGTTGGAAAAGAAAGTTGCTGAAAACTTGTTTGCAACATCTGCAACCGCTGATGCGTTTAATCCATTAGGTGTTTTAGTTGATAAGGTAAGTGGAAACTCTCAAGATGTAACTGTTGGTGGTATACAAATTACTACTAACGGCTCTGGAGTGTATACTGCTAATGGTTTTTGGAACTCTCCAGTTTTAGATCACGATAGTTTTTCTGATGCATCTGGTGATTTTGCGGGTGATAGTCCAGATGCTGGTATCCAGTATGTGACTGAAGCTAATATGGTTGATGCATCAAAGAATACTTACATTTTGAAGATTCTTGCTAAAGGTGTAGCAAACGCAAAAGCTCAAACAGGAGAAAACCCAGATCTAATTATTGTAACTCAATATCTTTATGATTTAATTGAGAACGAGATTGATCCAAGAAAAACTGGCTCAAAAATGAGTGAGCGTATGGGTTCTATGGGTTTTACTGGTCTTAATTTCAGAGGCATTGATATTGTCGCTGATCAAGATATGGTAACAGCTCAGTTACAATCTGGTGGTGCTGATACAGCTAAAGATAGAGATGGAAGAATCTATTTCTTGAACACAAATTACTTACATATGTTCTTCAATTCTGGTGCAAAATTCACTGCATCTGATATGATTGAAGATACACAAAGTAATACTTTCGTACAGAAAGTTCACACTTATGGTAATATGGTTGTTACAAACCGTAAAGCTCATTGTGTGGTAAAGCAGTTATACTCACCAACTGATTACGCTTAATTGTAATCTATTAACCTTACAGCCCTCATCATTCGGTGGGGGCTGTATAGCCCTGGAGAAACTATGACCACAGCAGAAATGTTAACCGTATTAGGAGATCGCCTGGAAGATACCTCTGGGGATCTTTTTAGTGAAGCAGTTAAACTACGCTATTTAAACATTGCACAGGATAAGCTAATACAGCTTTTAAATCCTCATTTATTAACAGATCTACAGACACTGAAGGTTGATATAACGCTTCTAACAGATAACGATGTAGACACGCATTTTAAGAGTTATTTTATTCCCGACAATTCAACGCTCTCAGCAGTACCATTTGGTGGAGTATTAGGCGTATTAGGTATTCGGGTAGCTAATAGCAATTTTATACGCAAGATATCCTTTGATATGGCAAAAGATTTTACAACGGGCTACTTCGGCTTTAGTGCCACAGAGCCTGTATACTTTGCCTTTAAAAACAGAATTTATATTTATAACACAACAGCAAAAGTTGATTGTTACTTTATTAAGGAGCCAACAGCATTAGTAACTGCAAGTCCAGCAGTAGATTGTGATCTAAATGCTATCTTTCACGATGCTTTAGTAGAACTTGCTGAAGCAGAGCTGTGGAGACTGTCAAATAACCAGGCACGTAAACAGGATGCAGAACAAAGAGCGTACGGGATGATTGGCAGATATAATCAGAATCCAGCAACGCAAGTTGTAGGAGAAGGGTTACCATTTGATCAAAGCTCTTCTAATAGTTTAATAGATCCAATTTATCCGAATCATCCTATTTAATGGCAGAACTTATTGACATAACAGACTTTGGCGGAGTTGTAACCAACGTAGACGTAGAAGATCTTCCAGAACACATTGCTCAGAATATGGAGAATCTCCGCATTCGTGACGGGAAATTAGAAAAGACATTTGGAGCGGGACAGCCTACAGATATTCCAAGTTTTGCATTATCGCAGTTAAATACCAAGCTCAGTAAGAGTTATGTGGTCTATAACGTATTTACCTTTATATCCGACAAGTTTACTACGAAAGAATACCGTTATATCCTGGTATTAATTGATAGTAGTACAAAAGAGGTATTGCTATTCTGGTATGATCCTTCGTTACCCGCAGTAACAGAACATTTACAAGTAGAAAATAATATTCTTTGGTTTAAAACAGGATCTTCATCTGGATTAGTCCAGGGAAAAGATACGATGATTGTTAATGTAAAAGATAACAGCAATAGTGCAATTGCCAACACTGATATGTATGGAGATATTGAATATATTGGCTCAAATGAACATCATATTAATGTAAGTCAAGCAACGGGATGGGGTGGTAGTTTTTTTGCAACTTCAACTGATACAGGCTGTCGATCAATGAATTTAGGCGGTAAACACGGGACTCACTTGGCATTGACAACAAACGCATCTAATAACACTCATAGTTTTAAAAATATGGCACTCTTAGCGTTAAATGGTAAAGTGCTTAGTATGTATAGCTATTTATCTGGCTCTGCACCAAGAATAAAAACCACAGTAGGAAGTACGCCTGTAGCTCTAACCACTTCAGACTATGCTGATTACATAGATACCAGCGAATACACTTCAATGAATGTTGCCAGTATGATCACATTCAACAATGCTATTTATGTGCATTATAGTGGAGTAGTAAATGGAAGTTCAGCTATATACAACGCTATTCATAAATATACAGTTGCATCTAACGGGACTATATCGGAAACACAAGTTAATGATGGTTTCTTATCGGCTTCAACAACGCCTTCAGCATCAGCAAGTGTATCTACCAGTTATTTTTATATATTTGAAACAGGGACTTGTTATTTATTAATTCCAGGTAGCGGTCTATGGAAAATGGCTACCACTGATAGTGCTTTTAGTGTTGTCTCTGGTACGCCAAGTAATACAACTGATTACTCTTGGATAGGAATGACATCAATTACAAATACAGTATCGGGTACTGCTAATTATTTAGTATTAGCTGAAAGAAGATCAAGTATTCATAAACATAAATTGCATTATGGGGCTTTTAATGCTGTAAGTGGAAATTTTACCTGGACAGATTCTGGTGTAACAGATCACGATTTACATTATATAGATAAAATGGATTTTGGAGAAAATTCAAATAAGAACGAATCATTGGTTAGGAATACAGAAAAAGCAGATGGAACTAAATACGTCCAATACAGCACCGCAAATGATTCTAATATTGTATTAGCCTGGGTAAGTCTTTCATCCAGTAATTTTACAACTGCAACTGTTATTACGTTTATTAAACACTCTTATAAAAATCCAAATGGGACAAAGTATCTTTTTATTGGTACAAATGATTCTGGCGTTTTTGGAAGTGGAATGGTTCACGGTAGAGTACACAGAGTAGATGCAAGTAAGAGTGTATCTCCAATAAATGATAATGCAAATGATAGTTATAAAGGATGGAATCCAACTTGTTTTGATGATGTAATTACTGGGTTTTCCAGTGGCAACTACTTTTTTACTCACGCAAAAGCACATATTGGTGCTTACGGTGTTGAATACACAGATACATCTAATAATCCCAGTTCTTCATTAAATAGATTTACCGACATCGGATGGGGTTCTGGATCCTGGAATGGCACAGGAACAGTAGATTATAGATGGACAAACTTAAACGATAAGTATACCTTTCCAGAAATATCAGAAACGAATGTCAGCTCCACTTCAACTATCTATCACAACACAGATAAGAATCCAATTGTACCCACAAATGACACTGTACGATTTATTCCTGGAGCGATTGGCAGAGTATCAAATACAGAAGCAAAATCATTATGGCTGGGATATATAAGTAGAACTTTATTTAATAATACAGTAACCATTCCATCTGATTGGTATGGATATGTAAACACATTAAACAACCCATTTAGCTTAACAGAAAAACGAAGATATAAAACTAAAAATCCTTTACGAGCTGGGGATACTGTTAAATATAACTGCACTGCCGTATATGATGGTGTACAAGAAACACTTTTTGATAAAAATGATGAGTTAATTTTTTCAGAGGGTGCAGAAGTACAAAAATATATATTTGAATTAAATATTACTATCCCCGATATAACTTTATTAAATAAGCGTATTACAGGCGTAAATATTTACAGAGCGATAGGAACAAGTGGTTCATATTCAAACTGGCAATTAATTGGGCATATGACTTTTGTAGATAGTGGTAATGACCTTTCAAGTGTTGGGAGTTTAAAAAATGTTACGATTATGGGCTTTGCGGATAATGTTGTCATCGCTAAAAGTGATAACCACACTGCTATAGGTCAAAGCTCATATAGTGAAAATTTATTTGGTACCAACAGTAAGGCAATAGGAGTAGATGGTGGATGGGATGGTATTGATGGAGCAACAGCTACACCGCTCGGAACTTTACCTTATGTATACTACACAACAGCCAGGCAAATGTCTCAAGCTCAAAAATATATTGTATTGCCTTCAACCACAGGGCTTGTTGCTGGGGGTACTTTAGTAGTAGAGGATGAAATACTTAATATTGGGGGAACTATAACTCCTGGATCTATGAATGAAGATACTGGTTATAATACAGATTCAGCGGTCACTTGGTCATCTGGTCAAACAGGAGTGTCGGTAATTATTGATCACTCAGATGGTGATGTAAGTAATGTGTTTAGAGTGGGAGATAAAATTAGCATTGCTTCAAGCTCTGGGCTTTTAGAAATAACAGCAATTGGTTACAATAGTAGCACGACTGAAACAACATTAACAGTAAAAAATACTAATGCTACAGGGGGGACAAGCGTAAATGGGGATATTATGATGCGAGAGATAGCCAGTGGTGGTATTTATGTGGATATTCAAACAAGAGCTTACGAATCTACTACCGCAGTAGCTCACCCTAATAATGCAAATGTGGGGAGAGCATCATCGCCAGATTATGTTGGATTTTATTTAGATGACGATGCAGATCTGGGTAATAGCTATTTAGATGCAAGTGGTTCATTTGTGGGATCAGCTTGGCAAGTTGAAAAAAGATTAACTGGCGGAAGATATACAGATATATCGGGGTATGGTGGAACAAGTGGTGCATATAGCGGAAATTATATTGGGATTCTTTTTCCAAATAATATATCAGAGTTCAGTGATAATATTACCGTAAATCAATTGGTCGGGAGTATGGTATTTCGAGGAGAAGGTTCTTTTGAGATAGAGGCTAACGGTGCTTATGATGCAGATATAGGTGGATGCTGGATAAAAGTTTCAGAGTCGTTTGGAGTATCTGCGGGTTCAAGCGTAAATAAAAGTCAATTTGTTGGTGAATTATTAGAAGGATTTGGTATCAGTACAGCACAGGGTTCTACTACTCCTGGAATGGGATTTGCAAAAAATTCCAATAAGATTACAATTACTTGTAGAGATTATCGATTAGAAGATTTAGGGGAGTCCCCAAATCAAACCATATATAGTAACCGTGTAAATGGTCAGTATGCAAAACAATTAAAAGGAAGATTATTTTTAGGAAATATTTATTTAAACCCAGAAGATAAATCAGAAGAACATAGCGATTGGATTGCTTATAGCGAGTTAAATCAATTTGATACAATACCAGTCAGTAATGTTATTTCTTTTGATGATCGAGAAGGTGGGGATGTAACAGGACTTGGAGTATTATTTAGTCGTTTAGTTATTTTTAAACCACAAGCTATTTTTGTTTTAAATGTTACAGATCCGATATCACCATCTTCCTGGTCAGTCGCAGAGTCAAAGCATAATATTGGGAATGTGGCAACTCAAGGAGTAGTTGAAGTACACGATAGTATTTATTTTGTATATCACGATGGAATCTATAGGCTTTCAAGTAACACTATAGCCAGTTCTACCGCAACACCTTCTGTGATGGATAAAGTAAGTGATCCGATAGATAATCAATTTCAATTAATAACAGATAAAACAGCTATTATTGGAATCTTTGATCCAGCAAGACAAGAAATTATTTATAAGTGGTTAGAAGGTAGTGATCAAAAAGTTTGGGGATATAATTATGTTAAAAAGTCCTGGAGAAAGATCGATATGGGTACAGGCGTAATTAATATGCTGAACTATGATGAAAATGGTAGACCATTAAACTACGATAGAACCAATAATAAGATTATAAAATTTGATACGGCAAACGCATCTATATCTAAATGGAAATCAAAAAGGTTTCCTTTAGATTTACATCGTAAACGCCTTTTAAGGTATGGTACCGTGCAGTTTGTTGGTACAGACACACTTACCTATAACTTATACTTAGATGGAGCGGGAAGTGCTTCATTTACAAAATCAATCACAGCCGATGGTGGAATTGTACGGTTCCCTATCAAAAGGTACGCAAAGAAATTTGAAATTGAACTTTCTACCGCATCGAGTACCAATGCGTTCACATTAGAAAGATTACAAATAGAAATGGAGTAGGTTATGGCAATAGATCCAATAACATTAGGAATATTATTAAAAGGTGCGGGTAACATTGCGGGTGGTGCATCTCGAATATTTAAACCAAAATTTGGTAGCACTCAATATGGAAGAGAGCTTAAAAATATTTCAAGGCACGGGATGTTAACTCCAGGACAAGAAACAGGAATTATAGGTAATGTATCCAGAACTGCTAATAGACAATCAGCTATTGCGAATAGCAGATATATGGGCGGATTAATTAATAGGGGTATGCAAGGTAGCGTATCGGGAAGAAGAGGTCTTAGAGAAGCAGAAGCAGACGTTAGAAGAACGGTAGCAGACACATCCAGGGGAATGTTTCAACAAGAAGAAAGTGCAAAAAGACAAGCTAAACTTGATTATGCAAGAGCGGTAGACCAAGACAAAGAAGAAAGGAGACAGGCTGGGTGGCAAACGGCTGGAGCTACAGCAAGTCTACTTGGAGATCTATCTGGAGCGAAAGGTCAACGCCAAGCTGATACCAGACAAAGCTATATGGATATGGCTACGAAATACGGTGCAGATAATATACAAGCGATTAATGCTCCTGGTGATGATCAAAAAAGATATACAAGGTATGGAGCAAAAGCTGGTGCATTGCCATTTGAAACAAAACAAGCAATTGAAGAATATAGTCAAAAATCAAATATTAAAAATATTAGTTCTGTATCAAATGCATTTGAAGCATTTCAAAATGGAGATGTAGATCCAAATAGTTTTGTTGAGGAAATGACAAAACTTGGTATAAGTAAAGAGCAAATTAGGGAATTAATAGCAATTATGATGGGAGGTAAATAGCGATGGCAAATCAATGGCAAGATGTATTAGATCTTCTTGATCAAAAAAAAGCAAAAAAAACATCGGATACCTTAAAAGCAAATCGTACTTATAAAGAGGAATTGTACAAAGCATCTCCTGGATATAAAGCCACACAGGAAAGAGATCGAGAAACAAAAGAAATTAAATCAAAAAAAGATTTAGCAGAAGCAAAGAAAAAAAGATCTCCACAGGAAGATATGTTGCGTTTTGGTAAAAAGATTAAGGAATATCGTGATCTTGCATTTAAAGAAAAAGTTATAACAGAAGATGATGGTGACAACAAAGTTGATAGAATAGAATACCTTCCCAGAGAAGATAATGAAATATTTAAAGAACAAATGGAAGCGTATTCTGATAGCTTAAAACTTGCAAACATAGCTCAAAAACATAAAATAAGTACACCAGAAGCCAGAGAATATGATAATCGAAGAAATAATATAATTAAAGAATTTAATGAGACTGTAAAAAAATATGCTAATGAAACACCAGGCTTTACTAAAACATCTCCAGGCTCAAGTACAAGATTGGCTGAAAAAAGAGCTAAAGCAGATCTTATAAAAAAATACGGTAGAGGTATTACAGGATTATTAAATGACTTAGGAAATAGATAGTGGCTGATCCATTATTAAAAGACCTTAAAGGCATACCGCCTAACGATCCTTTTCTCCAAGAGCCACGAAGAAATTCGTTGGATGATATCATTGAACAAGCACAGCAAGACCTGGAGCTTGAACGTAAACGACAGGAATCTATTATAACTGCTGAAGAACCAGATAAAGTTCTTGGGAGTATCAATAAAGTAGAAAAGCAGATTGAAAATGAATCTCCAGAGGTTCAGCGTTCTGTTTTAGATAAAGCGTATAACCCTGGATACTTTGATCGTGGGGTGCGTGGTGGCAATATTAATAGACCAACCCAGCAAGAAAATAAACCATTAGTAAAACCAGGACTTAATCCAGGTGAGGTAGGTCAATGGCAAGGATTTATTAATGCAATTAAGTCTGGTCTTAAGCAAGGTAAACAGGCAAGGGCTGTGATTGGGTTAGAAGGTGGTTTAGAAGCTGAAGAAAGATTAAAAGAAATAGCATTATTACAAGCAGAAATACGAGGCATTCCCAGATCAAAAGCCTATAATGAATTTAATGATCCAAAAAAAACATTTGGACAGTCTTTAAAAAGATTAGCATTAGATCCAATTGAAATAACAAGTCAGTTAGTTGTTGAATCAATAGCATCATTTTTTCCAACACAAGTTGCGGGTATGATTACAGGAGCTGGTATTGGTGCTGGTGTTGGCTCTATTGTTCCAGGAATTGGTACTGTAGCTGGTTTTGGAAGTGGACTCTTATATGGAGGAATTACTTCTGCTGGTCTTACTTCTCTTGGGATGGAATATAGTGGGAAAATGTTAGAGGTTATGGAAGAGTTAGGTGTTAACACTGAAGATCCTAACGATCTTGCCAGAGGGTTTTCAGATAATACCATAATGTCTGAAGCCAGAGAATTAGGACTTCGTAAGGGTGTCCCAATTGCAATATTTGATTTAGTAAGTGCTGGTGTTGCGGGAAGGTTTATGAAGCCTGGAAAAACATTAGTAAGTAAATTAGTACAAGGATCAAAAGAAGTAGGAACTCAAGCAGTATTAGGTTCATCTGGTGAAGCGGTTGGGCAATTAAGTGCTGGAGAAGAAATACAACCATCTGCGATCATAGCTGAAGGTATAGCGGAAATTGGTCAATCTGCACCATCTGGAGCTACTCGGATAGCAACTCAAAAGTTTAAAACACAAAAACAAGAAAAAGCAAAAGCAAAAGGTATTGAGGCTTTAGAAAGCGGTCAGCTAAAAAACCTTTCTGATCAAGAAATAACAGACTTTGCCAGTTCATTAACACCAGAAGAACGCATGGAAGTTGGTATTGGTGAAGATGGTAAATTTGAAATTGGATCTGATTTAGGAAAAGAAGTTGTACGTAGAAATCTGGACATGGATAAATTTCCAGAGACTGAAAAAGAAATCAGAGAAGCCAATGCCAGATTAAATGTAAAAGAACGACAATTAGAAGGAACAGATTTTACAGGAGCTTTAATTAGTAAAGTTGAGGAACTTACAAATATTGAAGTAGAAAGAGAGTATTTAGGTAGAACATTAGCAGACGAGGCAGAAGAACAAGGCTGGACTGAAGAACAAACAAAACAAAAATTAAAAGAACATGGCCTGGATGAAAACTCAGATCCAAGTGAAATTGATCTTACTGGTACATCATTTGGTGGATCAATTAAAATATCAACCGCTGGTACTCCAGAACGTATGGCACAGGAGTATGTTGCTGTACAGGAAGAAATGGCTGAAGAATATTATAAGGCAGAACAGCAAAATAATTCTAACTTCGATAATGAGATCGAGCAAGAAAGAAAGGCATACCATGAGTCAACAGGAGAGCAAGACACAGGAGAGTCTAACATTGAATGGTTCTCAACAAAGGCGGTACATTTTGCAACACAAGGCAAAGTCCACGAATCAATCGGAGCCAAACTCAGAGACATCTTTAAAAGATTTATTGATACGTCTAAACAAATTCTCAAAGATGCAATAAAACTTAGAAGGGCAATCAAAGAAGGAAAAGTACCAGAATCCTTAGTTTCTAAACTTAAAGAGGCTACAGACTTTAAAACTGTAGGAAAAAAGGTTGATCAAGCTAAGAAAATAAAAAAACTAAAACCAAAAAATACATTTAGAATATCTGAAAATTTTAATTTTCAAAATTTACCTACTGTACCAGGATATACCTTATCTGGAACAAGTGATTTTAAAGCTGGTACAAAAATAAAATCAATAGTTCGTGGTAAGGATATGATTAATACATCTTCCAATATCCCCCCAGATAATGCTATTTATGAATTAAAAAAAATTAACATTAAAAAAGATCCCATAATCTTTGGTGATAAAACATTTAGTTCAGTGACCAGAGATGATTTTCTTGGCGATGATTATGATGGCTATCAAACAAGGACTTTTGAAGATATAAAACAAAGAATGGAAAAAGGTGGGATGGAATCAATGGAACCATTGATTTTTGATAATTTTTATCATTCAGATGAACTTGAGATGATAGATGGGCATCATCGTGCTATAATAGCAAATGAATTAGGTTGGGATGAAATATATGCTTATGTACGAAAACCCGATCAAGATTCTTACCGATTATCAAAGGTTCAGCAAGTAGCAAAAGCAGAAGGTCGTAAGGCTACTCCAGACGGTGGCGTTACATACCGTATTAGTGAAGTAGGTAAAGTTGATCCTGTTGGCGTGTTTGTTATTGGTGCTGATATGGTAGCCAGGGATCTTGATGGTAAGTTAAATCCATTTGGACTTAGGTATACTGAAAACTTTCAAGGATTTCAATTATCTAAAGCGGGTGCAACGAAATTAGTTAAAAACGGCAAAAAAGGTTTTAATACGGTTGCTGTTATTGCATATGATAAAATAAAAGAAAGCCAAGTAGCAAACCCATCTTTTCAAAACAGAGTAAAAGAAAAATTAGTTGAAGCAATTGGTAAGCGAAAATTAAACAAACTGTTAAAAGAAAATAACGATGATGTTAAAAAGGTATCTGGAATTGTAAATAAAGAGATTCAAGAAGCAAATAAAGGCAAAGCAAAGAAAGACAAAAAAGAAAAAATAAATATGGAAGCTATTGCATTAGATAATGCAGAGCCAGATTCACCACAATTAAGACGTAAAATTATTTATGTAGGTACATTAAAAGAAATACGTACAGGAAAAGATAGAATTAGAAAACATGATGTATACCCAGCAGAACAAATATTTGATACATTAGTAGAATTAAAAGAACCTATACCAATTGATGATTTAGTAGCGGATCTTCCCGATACGGATTTTCGTAAAAAAGGTTGGGGCATGATGGTCACACAAACAAATTTTATGATGACCGCAGACGAAAGTAATATTGCACAAGAATTAATTAAAATGGGGCAAGAGGGTAAAGATGTTTTTACAGGAACACCTAACCCAGATTATCAATTTTACAGCTCAGAAACAGATCAAACACTTACTGTTGAAGAAGCTATTAGCAAAAGTGGAGATGAAAAAGAATTTAAATCCAGGCAATTTGTATCTCAATTAGATGAACAATTAGGATTAGGTACTGCAACCAGGGGATCGGTAGGTATATCAGAAAAGTATGGTAATGAAAGTGCAATAGTTACCAGGTTTTTTGGAAAACAAAAACAAGAATTATTAGAATATCGTGGAGCCTGGACAGGATTAATGTTTGACCAGAAAGATGTAACTAATTTTATTGGCGATGATAACGGTAAACATTCTTTATTAAAAATAACAATTGATAAAACAAATTTAATTTATTTAAATGAAGTAATGCAAAATAATGGAATTTTAAGTCAAACAATAAGAATCAGAGGAAATAAGCAAGATATTTTATTGTGGGATAAGGGAGATATTAACACTAAATTAGTTCACGCAATAGCAGAGGATTACAATGCAAAAGAATACACAAAACAAAAAGGCGAATTTAAATCGCTCACAAATGAGTCCGATCGCAAAGAGGCTCGAAAAGCGTTTATTAAGATTATCCAAGACTACCAAAGTAAGACCGACATTGATATCCCAAAAGCGTTCACCAAGTTCTTACCAGATTTCTACAAGCGTAAATCCGATCAAGAACAACTCTTAAAACAGCTAAAAGCTAAACCAAAAGCAACATATCGGTTAACTCCCACTTTCTACTCCCAAGCAGAGCGAGTAGTTACAGATAAATTTCCACCCACGATGAAGTCTCAATCTGTTGAGAACTTCCTTAAAAAGAACCAGGTCAAACCAGAAGAAATAGAATGGTTAGATCTGGAATCCTTATTAAAAGGTAAGCTGAAGATTACCAAAGAAGAACTCCAGGAATGGATCCAGGCAAATAACATTGAGATCCAGGATGTAATGGTAGGTAAGGAAGTATATGAGGATATTGTTTTTAGAATAGGTGATTTAGAAGTATATCGAAATAATCAGTTAATTAATTATACAAGAGAATTTGATTCAGATGATCCATTAGGTAATCTAAAAATGTCTATAATAGAAGATTTTGGATTAAACTTATATGAAATTGCTACTAATCCTAAAAGAGAATTACTTCATTATTTAGAAGAAAAAAGACAGGATCAACTTGATGAAATAGATATTGCTGAAGAAAATGAAGATTTTAGTGAAGCAGACGAATTTAGAGCAAACGCAGATTATATATCAGAATTAGAAAATAAAATAAATAGTAATGATTTTGAGTTTACTATTAAACAAACATCAGAAGCCAAATATGAGTCTTATCAGCTTCCTGGCGAAAAAGAAGATTATCGTGAATTGCTGTTGACATTACCTAAATCAGAAGATGATTTTAAAACTCGTCATTTCAAACAACCAAATATTTTAGCTCACGTCCGCTTTAATACCCGCATATCGCCTACTGGTGAGCGTATTTTATTTATAGAAGAGCTTCAGTCCGATTGGCACACAAAAGGGCGGGAAAAAGGGTATAAAGGTAAACCTTATGTGAGTAAATACTCAAAAGAAGAATCGCAAAAAATTATCAAAGATACTGTAGTAGGTATAAAAGAAATTGGAAAAGAATCAAAGCTCGATAATTTTGCTCCCGCATTAAGGGAATATGAATTAAATAGTCAAGCATATGAAATGACAAAAATGTATACTTCCAATATTGCAAGAATCGCTGTTAACCAAGCCTATACGGATACAAGATTACCCTCTAAATTAAGAGAAAGAGTTTTTGCCTTATCAAATCAATTGGGAAATCTTGAAGAGGAGAAGAGACTTAAAAGTCAAGATCGCAAAAAAACATCTCTCCAAGTTCCCAACGCTCCATTTAAAGGTAACGGCTGGATAGAACTTATAATGAAAAGAATGCTACGCCACGCCAGTGACAATAACTTTGATCGCATTGCCTGGACTACATCCAACCAACAGATAGATAGATGGAAAAACGATCTAAGACAAAATGTAGATCAGATACAATGGCAGAAAAATAATAAAGAATCATATGACCAATGGGTTGAAGGTGGAATGAAAGGGCGGTTTATAGCAAATAATGTCATTATTAACGGTTTAAAAAATAAAGAAAACAAATTCAACCAGACTATTCCATTAGAAGGCGAAACAACTATTAACGGTCAAAAAGTTACTTTAGAAGGATTATTGGGTAAGCAAATGGCTACCCAGATCCGCAATAGCAATAAACGTACTGGGATCATAGAAGGTGATGATCTTACAATTGGTGGTCAAGGTTTTAAAGTTGTATATGACTTTGCAATAAGTAAGATCTTAAACAAAATGGGTAAGAAATTTGGTGCAAAGGTAGACCAGGTAACCCTTCAGACTAAACAAGTTGAAGGATTTGAATCAGCGGGGTTTGCTGGAAAATATCAACCTTCCATTAAAATTACTCGCAAAATGAAAGAGTCCGCATTAAAAGGACAACCTACATTCAGACTTAGTAAGATGTCATCTACAGATGAGGTATTAGAATCATCGTCTTTTAAGAAATGGTTTAAAGGATCACAAGTAGTAGATAAGCAAGGTAAGCCATTAGTGGTTTATCACGGTACTACTCAAAATTTTGATACATTTAGACAAAATATTGATAGAAGTGGATTTGGTGAGCCAGGTCAAGAAATTTATTTAACAGATGATCCTAAATATGCAAGTAGATATGCTACTTTAGCCAGAGAAAATACTTACCCACAGGGTGCTATGGGAAAAGTGAAAAAAGATTGGTCAAAAATCCCATCTGGTGCAAATGTTTTACCAGTATATGTTTCAATGCAGAACCCAAAACTTATTATAGATAAAGGTACAAATATATATTATAGTAAAGAGCAAATCGCAAAAATGAAAAAAGAGGGATATGATGGAGTAATTCTTTTTAGAAAACCTTCTTTAGATAAATTACAATTTCCAGAAGAGTTTGGTAAGGTAATGGAGGGAAAACAATCTCCTCCTCCAAATTCTTTTGAAGAAATTATAGTATTTGAACCTACTCAAGTAAAATCAGTATTTAATAAGGGTACATTTAATCCGAATGATCCACGCATCTCTTTTAGATTATCTCCTAAAAATATTGTTACTCCATTATCAAAAGTTTACCAGGAGCAAAAAGGAGATAAGAAAAGCTATACCAAAAAAGATTTTGAGCAAGATTTGACCAGATTAGGCTACGATGAGGACATGATCAAATCAGCAATGGATATGTTTGGTATTATTCGTATGAAGCAAATAGATACCACTGATCCAACTCCAATTGAAAAAGAATTAAAAAAGCTCCAGGAACGTGAAATAAAAAAGAGTGAGATCAAAAGCCGTATTAAAAGAGCATATAGATTAGGAGCTACTGAAAAAGAAAAAGAGATCACTAAGCTACAAAAGATTGTTACAAACTATGCCAGGGAAAACTTACCAAAGGGATTATATCAAAAGTCCGAAGTAACAGGCATTTTAGCAAAGGTACGTGATGCCAAGCGTTTTCGTGAATTAGGTACCGCTATGGAGCGTATAGACCGTGTAATTGATAAAGTATCTAAGCGAGGTGCATTAGCTAAATGGAATAAAACCATTAAGAAGAAAGCTGTTGTTAAAAAAGTTGGTGGAATACCAAAAGGTCAAGTAGGTGGAGATGTCCAGGTAATTGTAGATGACATTAAGTCTGTATATA